AAATGTGATATAGTGTAATTGCTACAAAGTGTAGTGTTTTTTGCAAAGAAACAAAGGATTTATCATGGGATACCCCAAAATGGAAAAGTTGCCTATGGGCGCAAAATCATCAGATCGCACAGGCGAGAAGAAGGTTAGCGTACCCAAGGAAGACAGAGAAATGTTTGTGCCAGGCGCATCAGGCGAGAAAATCCCTAAAGGCGCATTATCCAGCGACACATCAGGCGAGCGTAAGCGCCCCATCGAGGGCGGTGTTGGCATGGGTAAGATGGATGGTATTGGCGAGCGTGACGGCAGCCACATGGGTCACCATGACGGCCGTTTGGGTGAGATGAAGGGCCACATGGGTGAGAAGAACGTTTACGAACACAAGCGCGTTCCTCACGTTCAAGACACGATGTAAAGCGAAACCCCCCAAAGTCTAGAACACATTGGGGGATTTCTAATCACAACAACTAAGAGGGTAGTTGAAATGACTGTAGACAATTGTAAGGTATGCAAGTTTTATTTGGGGCATGACATCGGAACTTGCCGCAGATATCCTGACTACAAGACCCGCTCACAAAATGAGTGGTGTGGTGAATTTGCGAAGAAACTCTCGGAGGGTGAAGCAGTTGCCGAGACTTTGCCCAAGACTGACCTCTTGGGCGTTTTTTCTGCTATGGGCATGGAAGAAGTGACAATGCCAACCCCAAAGCGCGGGAGACCACGGAAATGATCAAACCATTGCGTGACAAGTTATTTGTAAAGCCGATCCAACGCCTACAAAGCGAATTGTGGTTACAGACCGCAGAAGCGCCCACAGTAGGACATATCACCGCTTTGGGTGATGAAGCTGCCGAACAGGGCTTGAGCGTTGGGGACAAGATTTACTTTGGCACATTGGCCAAGGATTACAAAGACGAATATTTAAAATATCAGGAACTGAAGGACCAAGACAATAAACTAATCGTGATGTCTTGGAAAGATGTTGCTTTCGTTGAGGAACAGGAATAAATCATGCCATTAATTAAATCCACCAAAAAAGAAGCATTTAAAAAGAATATTGCAACCGAGGTCAAGGCTGGCAAACCAGTCAAGCAGGCCGTGGCCATTGCATACTCTGAGAAACGTGAAGCAGCCAAAGCCAAAAAGAAAAAATGATCCATCCGTTAAAAAGTTTGGTTACGATGGGGGCAGTTGGTATGCCAGGTGCAGACCAGCCCGCCCAAGATGGAAACAATCCATTTATTAAAAACCAAGCCGAAGCAGCACTTTTTGCCAGGTTATCCCAAGAATTCCCAAACTTAATCAAAGAATATTCAAGCCTACCAGATACTGAAGGTGGGAAAATATTAAATACTGATATTGCCAGGGAATTAAGCCCAGAATACCGAGAAGACAGGACCAGAGCTGCTGAAGTACACGAACCCGCCAGTACATTTACCAAAAGCCTTTATTCGCACAAGTTGGCGCAACCAACACCAGAAGGCCAAGACTCAAGGGTTTTGTTTACTGCTGGAGGAGCTGGGGCTGGTAAGTCAACTGCCCTAGAAAGTGTAAAAGCATTAAACAGTAAAGCCAAAAAATCAGAAATTATTTATGATACAAACATGGATAAACTGGATAGCGCAGAACAAAAGATCAAACAAGCGCTAGATGCTAAACGCAAGGCCATGATCATGTACACCTACAGAGAACCCGTAGAAGCATTGGTCAATGGCGCACTTAAGCGAGCTAATAGCATGGAAAAGAAGTATGGATCAGGCCGAACAGTTCCATTATCAACACATTTAAAAACACATTTAGGGGCTAGAGAAACGATCCAAGCATTGCACGAAAAGTACAAAGACCATCCAGACGTAGAAATAAGAGCAATTGACAATTCACGCGGATTGGGAAAAGCCAGACAGATAGCGATTGAAAAACTGCCAAAATTAAACCCTGAACAATTAAGGAGAGAATTACATGATGCCCTCGAACAAGAATACGCCAATGGGAAAATATCCCACGCCATCTACAAATCAACCAAAGACTACTCCGTCTGAACACAAAGCCAAACGGCTGCAGCAAAAAGAAGCCGACAACGTAATGAATGAGTTAATTAACGCACTAAACACAGGAGCAAAATCAAAATGACAGCTGGCCGCCCAACACTCTATGATCCATCTTATTGTGATGAGGTCAGAGCATTGGGCGCTCTGGGTAAAAGTGTAGAACAAATTAGTACAAAATTAGGTGTTTCATTAAGAACAATGTACACATGGCGGGATGCTTATCCTGAATTTTTGCACGCCTTGGACGATGCGAAGATTGCGGAACAGACTTGGTGGGAAGAACAAGCCCAGGCTTATATGCTTGAAAGCAAAAATGGACCTAAGTTGAACGCAAGTATTTGGTCAAGATCAATGGCTGCAAGGTTTCCAAAGAAGTACAGGGAATCGGTTAAACAAGAAATATCAGGCGAAAATGGTGCGCCTTTGTTGGCTGGCTTACAAGTAACATTTGTCAAACCCAATGACACCTAATATAGAGTTCCCACTAAAACTCCAATGTTTATTTGAGCCAGCGCGGTATAAAATTTGTTGGGGTGGACGTGGGGGTGCTAAATCTTGGGGGATTTCCCGAGCTTTACTTATTATTGGGGCAAACAGACCAACTAGAGTTTTATGTGCCCGTGAATTCCAAACATCCATTAGGGATTCCGTCCACAAGCTACTTTGCGATCAAATTGGCGCAATGGGTTTAACGGATTTCTATGAAATTACGGATCGAACAATCCGCGGCAAAAATGGATCGGAATTTAATTTTGTTGGCCTAAAGAATAACGTGGCCAACGTTAAAAGCTATGAGGGCGTTGATATTTGTTGGGTAGAAGAAGCCCAAAGCGTGTCCAAGCGGTCATGGGATGTGTTGATACCGACCATTCGTAAGGAAAAGTCAGAGATTTGGATCAGTTTTAACCCAGAATTAGAAACTGACGAGACTTATCAGCGCTTTATCATACATACACCGGCTAATGCCATCGTTCAAAAGATCAATTGGTCAGATAACCCTTGGTTTCCTGAAGTGCTGAGAGACGAGAAAGATGCGCTCAAAAATCGTGATCCTGAAGCCTATCAAACAGTCTGGGAAGGGATGTGCCGTTTGACAGTTGACGGAGCTGTGTTTGCCAAAGAAATGCAAATGGCCGAGATCAACAACCAGATCACAAACGTGCCGTATGACCCTATAAAGCCTGTATACACAATTTGGGACTTGGGTTGGGCTGACAGTACCGCGATTTGGTTTGTGCAGTTTATAGGCGTGGAAATCAGGGTTCTGCGCTATATGGAAGACTCACAGAAGACTATTAGCTACTACCTGGCTGAAATCCAGAAGTTCGGCTATGTTTACGACACGCATTATCTGCCCCATGACGCTGCCAGCAAAAATCTAGGAACTGGACGATCCATTGAGGAAATCGTCAGGGCAACAGGAATGAACGTCAGGGTTTTGGATCGAGTGCCAATTGCGGACAGTATTAACGCTGCCAGGACAATATTCCCGCGGTGTTACTTTGATAGGCAAAATACAACGGATGGCTTACAATGTTTACGACACTACAGGTATGAGGTTGACCCTGACACCAAGCAGTTCAGCAGAACGCCATTGCATGACCAATACTCGCATGGTGCTGATGCGTTCAGAATGCTGGGATTAATGGTCCAAGAACCTAGAAAGCCTGTTAAAAAGAAGGCAACGTACGATTATTCAGCAAATTGGATGGGATAAATTATGTCAGACTACCAAGACGATTATGATCCACGCATAGATATGGCGAAGAAGTTCCTGAAACTTGCCAATGATGCTGACACCAACAATCGTTCAGAAGCTCTTGAAGACTTAAAATTTGGTTCTGGTGACCAATGGCCAGTAGAGATTCAAAACAGCCGTAATCTTGAGGCTAGACCCTGCCTGACGATCAATAAGGTTGACGCTTATGTGCGCCAGGTGACCAATCAGCAACGCCAGCAGCGCCCGCGGATCAAGGTCCACGGCATGAACAGTCAGTCAGACGCTAAAGTGGCCGAGATTCTGACCGGCATTTGTAGGCACATCGAGGTCAATTCAGACGCTGACCATGCTTATGACAATGCTTTTAACTACGCCGTTCGTTGCGGGTTTGGGTATTGGAGGGTCACAACAGACTATATTAACGACAAAACGTTTGACCAGGACATCTTCATCGAGCAGATTCACAACCCTTTTACAGTGTATTTTGACCCCAATAGCACGTTACCAGATGGATCAGACGCTGAACGCTGCCTGGTGACCACTGTAGTCAGTAAAAAGGAATTTGAAAAACTCTACCCCGATGCTGATACCGGTGTGGGATTTACCCAGCGCGGAACTGGTGACAGTAATGCCGAGTGGGTGATGAAAGAAGATATCAGGATTGCCGAGTTTTGGTATACAGAGCACATTAAAGACACGCTTTTACTGTTGTCAGACGGCACAAAAGTGTTTAAGTCCAAAGCGCCAAGCAAAGCTGACATGGAATTGCGTGGTTTGTTTATCGTTGATCAGCGTTCAACCATGCGTAAATTGGTCAAGATGATCAAATGTACCGGCATTCAGGTGTTGGAAGAATACGATTGGCCAGGCAAGTTTATCCCAATCGTGCCGGTCTACGGCGAAGAATTCGTTGTTGACAACAAGCGTAAAAAGTACGGCATGATTCGCCAGGTCAAAGACGCACAGAGGATGTATAACTTCTGGAAGACGGCCATCACCGAGTCTGTTGCGTTAGCACCCAAGGCCAAATGGCTGCTTGCCGAAGGCCAAGACGAGGGCCATGAGAACGAGTGGGCGCAGGCCAATATCAAGTCCATGCCAGTCCTTAGATACAAGCAAAAGGACATCGAGGGCGTACCAGCTCCTGTTCCTAGTCGCATCCAACCTGAATCACCGCCCGCGGGCATCATGGCTGCAGCAGACGGCATCAATCAGGATATGCAAGCAATCCTTGGTATTTTCGATCCAAGCCAACAACTGGCCGGAAATATGTCCGGAAAGGCACTAAATGGCCAGCAGCAACAGGTTGATCTAACAAATTTCCATTATTACGACAATTTAACCCGATCCATTAGGCACACCGCCAAGATCATTCTTGATCTAGTGCCCACAATTTACGACAACGCTCGGGTCATGCGGATCATTGGTGACGATGGTCAACCTGACCTGGTGGAGATCAACAAACGCGCACAAGACGAGCAGGGCGTGCAAAAGATATTGAATGACGTGACTGTTGGCGAATATGACGTTGTAATGGATACAGGACCAGGCTACAACAGTAAGCGCCAAGAGGCCGTAGAGACCATGATTCCATTGTTGTCCAAAGACCCACAATTGATGAATCTGGCGGGTGATTTAATCTTCAGGAACATGGACTTCCCTGGCGCTGATGTGATTGCGGATCGTCTGGCAGCATCCAACCCATTGGCACAGATTGACGAGAAATCGCCCATCCCCCCACAGGTTCAGATGCAACTCAAGCAGTCACAGGCCACGATCCAGCAGCTGCAGCAACAGTTACAAGCCATGCAGTTACAGCTCAAGAATCGCTCAGACGTTGAGCAATTGCGTCAGGATGCCGAGACCAAGCGGGTTCTTATCAAAGAGACCAATCGCGCCCATGACATTGAGTTGCGTGATCAACAGAAGCAAAAAGACACAGAAATGCGTGTTCACACAACGGCACAAGATACTGTTCTTAAGACACAAACACAACTAGAAATCGAGCGTATGAAG